TAAAAGAAAAGTACCCTAAGCCTTAAATCCACTGATTTAAGTTAAAAGGCATCACCCTTTCTGAGATAAGCAATCCCTGCATTTCGGATATCAGGTTTGGATCCAATTGATGCTCCTTAGAGATCGCTCTATTTAACAAGACCAGGTCCTTTATTACGGTTGCTGCTGGTATTTCTTCCTTGTGAGTCAGGATCGAAAATATGACATTTTCCTTTTCTTTAATCGTAGATAGGGCTTCGATGTTTTGCTTGCTAAGTTCGTCCTTAAGCGTAGAGTTTTCAGCAACGTTTATCTTTACTGATTTTATCTTTTTAAAGGAGTGACCAAAATCCTTTTTACGATCTTCGCTAAGCTTCCAGATAGAATACCTGTTAGTTCCCTCACAGTTTACGATTATGAAAACCTCCTTTTGTTGATGGATCTTGGGATTCACAAAAAATATCTCCATGTTTTCCAAGAAAAACTGTTGGGCTTCCATGTATTCTATTAGAAGACTCAGGAAAACAAAGTTAGCGTTTCTAAATATTTCTACTGTTTCTGAATTAGTGTCCTCGTAGATCTTCTTTAAATCGTCCTTGATCTTTAGGATTCTTTCTTCCTTCCATACCGGATTCATCTTAAAGTCGAATAGGTTTCCGTCTACTGCTAGGGTGTTTAGGTTTAGGCTGTGAAATAAGACCTCATAAAAATACGAGAGAGAACCTTCTTCCAAGTCTTTCCTGTACTTTTGAGCTGCTGCTAGGAGGACATAGCTAAAATACTCAGCATCCATCCAAGCGCCTTTGACCAGCCAAAGAGAATCAAGTATTTCCTTTCTTTTTGCCATCGTATATAGTTATTTATTTGTACTAAGAAAAAGGTATCAGTTTACTGGTGCTTTCCAAAATAAATAAAATAAAGCATTAAAGCGCAAATGGTGCAGACTACCGTAAAGCTTCAAATAGATCCTAACAACAACTCTTTAACCTTTAGTAAGAACTTTAGGATATTTTCGACAAATGATCCTGTCAAAGGCATAACTGAGTTTACAGAATTCGTTGAAGATCTAATATTCGGTTCGCCAGGCGCAATCGACTTGACTAATCTTGTTAGAAAGATAAGATACTCCAGAAACAAACTGGACTGGTCTCTCTGGTATGAAGTTGAGCCAGGAAACATAGGCGACGCTGCAAACATGATCTTGGATGCAACTGATCCTTTTTACTTTCAGGTAAAATACGAATATGACGACGGTACTACCAACGAGATGCCTTCCATAATTCAAGTCAACGAGATAAAGCTTAGGTTTAAGGCGGCTCCAGGCACAGTAAACGTCTTTACACCAGGTGTCAAGTGTTCGAACGAGACATATTCATCAATCATAGCCAATCGCGATCCAAGCTTTAGACCGTATGAAGTAGACAGCGCGATCAACATGTTCAAGGACCTTTCCTTCTTTACCAACCAGATATATGGTCACCAGGTCGTTTACTTTAGGACCCTACCTGAATCCGATAGTGGAGATTATGTTTTCAAGGAATGGACCCTATATAAGAACGTGGATCGTAAGTGTGTAAAGGTAGTTGTTCCAAACAACGCTTTTCCCGAAAACACTCCAAAGTTTACTGAATTTGGTATGGATTTTCAATTACCTTTTGAGATTCACATCGATCACAAGTACTTTCAATCAATATTTGGTTCCTGTTCTGAGCCAAGAAAGAGAGACTTTCTCTACTTTCCTTTGGTAAACCGTATGTATGAGATACAGGGTTCTTATTTGAGCCGCGGGTTCATGATGGAACCTATCTTTTGGAAGGTTCAGCTCAAAAAGTTCAGTCCAAACATCGACATGCTGCTTACGGATACGAGCAGAAGCTTCTTAGACAACGTCATCGTAAATGCCGAACAGCTTTTTGGAGAAGAAGTAGAGAAAGACATCAAGGACGGCACGATGCCAGAACAGTATCAAAAGATAACGACTACCTTTGACTCTTCTAGAAAAGCAATCCATCCAGACGTGATACAAAGACCTCTAAAATACACCTTTAATTTTGCTCCTCTAATCGAAAACTATTATGACTTGGGTGGAGTTCCTGCAAACGATATAGTTGCCGAGCTTCTATCGGAGTCACCAGTATTAAGAACAACTCAATCCGTCGAAACACTAGCCAACCTAGACAGCCCAGCTAACCCTTCAAACGATGTGATAATCGCATATGAAGGCAGCCAGCTCTATGTTACTTGGAGAAACGGTGGACTCTTGACTAACGATAAGAACATTAAGAACACGAGCTTTAGGTACTGTAGGGTAAGAGGACCATTTGACACGATTCCTAATCATGAAGGAGTTTCTGAGCAAGGTAGATACATTAGGGTTGAGGCGTATAGAGACCTAAGTTTCAAGGATCAACGAGACATCTTAACGGACACTGTTTCTGGAAAGACTATCGCAACCTTCAAGGTAAGGGAACCAGCAATAGTCTATAACTCTACCCCTAAGTTCAATAACACTACGAATAGAAACTTAAGCTTCACTTGCTTATTTAACGTCCCTAGTTCAGGTGGACCCATAAACTTTATCGATGGCTTCGACAGCGAAAGCCAGTCCGGAATCCAGATCACCGGTAACTTTACTAGATATATTGGTAACGAACCTGAAGGTTTGTTGAACCTTACGGTAAAAGTAAACTCACAGATCAAGAACTACTCCATTGCTAACTTCGTCAGCTCACAATGGCATGCGATAGTTGTTTCAATCTCTAACGAGTTCTTACAGTGTGGAGCATACGTCTACAAGATAAACGAGGACCCTAGCGACATCATAAATCACAACGATTTTGTTCCTATCTTACAGAGTACATCGTCCTTTACACTCACCCAGTTTGAGATAGATCAAAACTATATTCTTCCTAATTCTAACCTGTGGATAACCAACATAAGGGTATTTAACACGATGTTGAAGGAGGAAGAACACGATTTCATCTTAAGTCAACAGTTCCTTAAGGACGAGTCGATGCTGGCCCTTATCGATAACTGTAGAGTTCAGACCAACCTACCATACATCGCCAAAAACAGATAATAAGAATGCAAAGAAGCAACAACGAAAATATCAAGAATGCCAACACTCAGGACGTGTTCCTAAGAAACACAACACTTTCTTTATTGGACTTACTCAATCGCGAGATAATCATTTACCTAAAGCGAGGAGACAAGGTAGAGGAGCATTCAGTTCCCATCTTTTACAACTTTGGTGGGGATGAAGGCTTTATGAAAGATTTCTTTTTAGAGCTGCCTACCGATTGTAACTATCCCAACTTTGCTGAGGGTAACTACGAACAGATGCCTCGTGGAGTCATTACCTTAGACTCCTTTCAAGTAAAGACTGGCGATCTTACCAACAAGTTCGTTAGGGGTAGCTTTAACCAGGAGACTAGGGACGAGAACGATCAAAAGCAGACCAAGGCATACTCGTCTAGGCTTTTCGTTTTACCTCTAAGCCTTACGTATTCTCTAAAGATCGAGAGCGATAACATCAACAAGACTTTTAAGATAATCGAAAGAATATTCGACTTCTATTACAAGAATCAGGTTAGATATTTCCAGTTTAGGGGTACCCGAATTCCCATGCAGATAACCTTTCCGGAGACTGCACAGTTTCAAAAGAGTTACAACTTTACTTACAGCGATGCAAACGTAGTCACAACTAGCCTAAGCCTTAATGTTGAGACCTATTTCCCTAGCTTCGACGATCACTCTACCTTCTACAAAGGAAACAGAATAGATCAGTTCAACTTGAGACAGGGACAGACACAGACTGGTTCTACGTTATCTGATTCGTGGGTAGACATTGACTTCCCACCCAGCGAATAAATAAAAATATATGGAAACTAGAATAGCAAGCTTTACTGAATACTTAGTCGAAAAGGAGATGTTTTCTGAGTCAATCCGGTATCACGTCTCAAACGACCTTTCGATACTTGAATCGATCTATCGACCTGGTAGCACAGCCCACCTAGATATCCTGGTTGAGGCACGGCTTGCCTTTGATTCTGGAAAAATGAGGTTTAGTGGAATAGATCAAAAGCTTCTTTCTGAGACCGAACTCGGGTCGGTCGGTTTCTATAGGGGACGACAGGTTATATTAGACCTTCCGCTTGAAGAACTAGAATTAAACGAGGAGAAAAAACCTCGTCTAAACTATCCAAAAAGAGGAGGCACCAAAAAGTACCACGTTTACGTTAGAAATCCCAAGACAGGTAGGATAATGAAGATTGCATTTGGCGACGTACATGGCGGACTTACTGCCAAGGTATCTAATCCCAAGGCAAGAAAGAGTTTTGCCGCCCGTCATAATTGTGCCGAGAAAAAAGACAGGACTAAGGCTGGCTATTGGGCTTGCCGAATAAACAGATATGCCCATCTTTGGGGAGGAAAAACTTATCCTGGATACTGGTGATGATTTATACTGACCTCGAAATAGAAAACGACACCCTGATTCGAACCTTTGACGAATCGATAGATCCGATAGAGCTAAAGTGGCATAGGGACGATGAGGATAGGACGGTCGTTGCAATCGAACCTAGCGATTGGAAGATACAGCTAGAGAATCGTTTGCCTTTGGGTTTAGAGACTCCAATCTTTATCGAAAGAGGCGAGTGGCACAGACTGATAAAAGGAACCGGTAAACTTACCGTAAAAATAATAAAAAGCAGTAACTCATGAAAAACCTATTAAACTACAAACAATACTTGATACTTGAACAAGGTTCAGAATCTTGTCCGCTAGCTACTCGAGACCTAAAGGTAAATACTAGAAACCGCGACAAAGCAATTGGTGACCCGTCGCTTCCTCCCGAAGAAAACTTTATTAAATATGGGCCAGTGAACCTTACTGACGAGAACTATTGGGAAGAGTATGCTAAAAAATGGAATACTGAGCCAGAAGTTGCAAAGCAATCTAATTGCGGAAATTGTGTAGCATTTGATATTTCTCCAAGAATGCAAGAGTGTATGCCTGGAGAAGTTAGCGACCCGGATGGAAGACTTGGTTACTGTTGGATGCATCATTTTAAATGCCACTCTGCTCGTACTTGTTATACTTGGGCTGCAGGAGGACCGATTGAAGAAGATTCGGTTTCAGCAGATTGGCAAAGTAAAAATGGAGGAGAGATTAACGAAAAAAGAAAAACTAAAAACTCTCCAGACTGGCACGATTCCGATGCCCCAGACGCTAAGGGTAGATTCAAAAAGCTTGGAGTCAAGGCACTTGCTGCATGGTTGATTAGGACTAGAGGCGGAGACATGCGCAAGATAACAGGAAGCCTAAACCAACAGATAGTATTCAATCGTAACGACAATCCATCGTATGCTAAGAAGATGGAAAGCGTTAGAGAAGAGGTAAAGAGACAGCTCGGAAAAAATAAGAAGAAATAATGCTAATTTCATTTGATCAGTATTGCTTGTTAGAAAGCAAAAAACAAAAGGCTCACCCTAGACAGTACAAAGCTCCTGAGGGTAGTGCCAGAGACAAGAAGCTCGACAAGGCAAAGGATCTTCTAAAGTCCGGTAACAAGGAAGCTGCTTATGCGCTTCGCGACGAGATGGAAGAGAAGGAAAGAGGTCGTAAGGACTGGAAGAACACGCCCAGAAAAGACTCAAAAGTCAATGAGGCAAAGTCTTCTAAAAACCTAAGCAAAGAAACCTTAGCTAAGATCAGAAAGGTTGCAACCAAAAAAGGTTATTCTTTTGCCGACTTGAAAAGAGAATACATAAAAGGACTGGGCGCTTTCTATTCGTCTGGATCTAGGCCTGGAATGACCGCTCACCAGTGGGCAATGGCAAGAGTAAACTCAGCAAGTCCAAGCAAGCCTTGGGCAAACGTTAAAAAAGTAAAGAAGTAACTAGATGCTATTAAACGTAAGACAGAATGGATTCGTGCTCTCGTTTCCGCCAGATTTCTTTGCACCTGAGATCAAAGAAAAATACAAACAGTATTTTCAAAGCTTGATCCTGCCTTACGACACGATCGAAGAGTTCATGTCATCAACAGTCCAGTC